TTTAGCCTCTACTGTCAGTAGCGCTAAAAGTAAAGGAACCGCTTTCTACTGCGTCAATAGTGCCACTGGCCCCACTAATAGACTTAGCCCCACAAACTATCTTTTGGGATTTGAGGGTAGCGCTATTCCTTGCCTTAGCGCCAGTAGCAACAGAAGCCTTTGAATAGTATTTTATAAACTTGGCGCTATCACCAGTTAGCGCAGTTGTGGCAGTATTACTATCTACCACAGTAGGCGATAAAGTAGGCTTTGAAATCGCTTCATTTGCCGTTGCCACAAAGCTACAGGTTTTAGTTCCAATCAAAGTAGAGCCGTTATAAGTCTGGCAAGTAATGGTTCCTGTTCCGTTTTTAGCATTTGGGATTTGGGCATAGAAAGTAGTCGGCAAAGTCCAACTGATACTTGTGCTGCTTGTTTTCGTTGCTATCGTTCCGCTTAGGCTGCCAAAGCCATAAGTAAGCGTATGCGTAAAGCTGGAGGAAGCTCTGCTGATACTGATTGTCGCATTACTTCCAATATCAGCCGCAGAACAAGAAACAGAACTCGCTCTTGGTATAGTGGATAGTGTAAAGCTCTGCGCCGAAGCGTTAGTAGTTCCGCTATCATAAATCCATCCACTAAAACCAGATATAGTAAAGCTCTTACTGCCATCAGAGTTATGGGCTATTTTCAGCGTTCCAGAAGCAAAAGTTCTTTCCTGATAGTCCGTAATATTGGAGTAAGTTCCGCCGCTATATACTTGGGTTCCGTTGATCGTAACGGCATACATCTTGATAGCGTTTGAATAATACTGGTGTCCTGGAGTAAAGCCGCAGCTCCAGTTAATGGTGGTTGAATTGTTTTCTACGCTTTGGCTGCTTTGGCTCCACTTTACCCAAAAATAAGAATCATCTAAAACGCTTGTTTTTACTATTCCGCTTGTTGCCATTCCATCAGCCTCCTATCCAGAAGCACCCTGTTCTATCGCTTCCGTAGTCCTCAAATCTACTGTTTGTACCAATAATCAAATAAGTAGTTGCGTGTAGGTTGCGGGCCTTTACGCCTGTATTATCAGCCGTCAAAACCTCTTCTCCGCTCTTTGTTATTTTCATACCATCTTCGTTTATGTTTGTTCCTATTTCACTATCGCTCTTGCTGATCGTCAGCCCCTTATCATCAAAGGTAAAACCAGTAGAGGTAGAAACCTTGTCTGTTCCTTTTGCCAGTTCCGTTGAAATGGCTATTCTAACTTGCTCCGAAGTCATGGAAGCATCTACTTTCTTTGTAAGCGTTTCAAACTGTTCTGCGTTACTCTTGTTCTGCTCTGCCACGCCATTTTGAATGTCGGCTACCGTAGAAGATAAATCGCTCTGTATTTCGGAGATTTCAGAAACGGACGCCGCAATGCTATCCTTCTCTACCTTTATCTGGGCAATCTCTTCTTTTTGGGAGTTTACTTCGGAAGCCAAAAGCGTGATTTCCTTATTCTGCTTATCTACTCTGGCATAGGTTTGTTTTAGTGCGTCTCCTATGCTGGTAGGGTTAGAATCTGTTTCGCTTTCATTGTCAGTATACTTCCAAAGCGTCTTTTCACTCAAAGCGCCATCATAGGAAATTACATCATTCAGTAGGTATGTATTTACAGTCTTATTATCCTTCGTAATAAGCTCCAGCTTATCGCCCACTTCTAAGGACACATCACCCCGCCATTTACATTCCAGCATTTCAATAGAGATATTTCCTATTGTTTCTACTGCGTTATGGACAAGAGTAGCTATATCCTCCCTTAGCTCCCAAAAGGCGTTGTCTCTAACATATTGCGTAGAGCCGATTAGGGTAGTTCCTTCACTGACGCTATCCCCCAATTCCGTAGTATTACAGATAGTTTGTAAACGGCGCCCGCCGCTTGTTTTTAGCTCTATATACTTTGCCTTGTCGATCGTAAAAACGCTGTCTCCAGCTCTATCCAATGCTTTGAAGCAAAGCACATTTTCAGAGTTCATGTAATAAATGGTTTGGGTAGCTTCTGCCGCCATATCAAGGGCTGTTCTTAAAGTCTCTGTTCCTTCAAAGTTTGCGCCATTAGGGTAAGATAGTAGGAAGTTATCTGCTCCGCTTACAGATACTCCTAAAAGGGCGCTGGAAGCCTCGCAGAAGTCTTTGATGGTATAAGGCGCTTCTATATTCAATTCTTCTACTGTGTGATTACCGGCCCTATAGAGGGCATCATAGGCCGTTATAGAAAGTTCATTTGTCTTTTCATCCCTATGGACTTCCGAAACCTCAAAAGTAGGGAAGCCCTTATACTCTACTGTTCCATCCGCTAACCTTACTCCTAAACTGACTTTTAGAGTATTGGCCGTTGAAATAGAAAGGGTGCGCTCTTTGTCAATTAGATGAATGTTTAGTCTCTGGCAGATACCAAAGCCAAAAAACTTCCCATCTTCTCCTACTCTCTGTATCTCAATACTGATTATTTTATCTGTGTCCGTATAAGCAGTGGCCAAGGTAGAGCCGTTATATAACTCCACCTTGGCCTTCACTTGTCTTACGGAAGCAAAATTAGCAGCTTTATAATCTGCTGTTGAACTTATCATTTTTGCCTCCTTATAGTTCCGTAAAGGTTAGTTTCATTTTCTTGTAAGATACCTTCGCCGTTTGGATGGTGTAATACTCCACATCATTAGAAGGAATGATACAGGCCACGCCTTTTTCCAGTTCATTTGTTTCTGGATTACGAAAACTTAGGCTAACATTAAAAGGTTTTATATCCATCAGAAGGCGGGCCATTACTTCTGAATCAATGGGAATTATCTCTACTTCAATCGTTCTTTTGGAATTGATATAGTCAACTACCATATCATAGTTGGCGTTTGTCTGTGCGTTATAGCTTGCGGTTGTTTTTACCTTTAATCCGCTTGTATAACTGCTATAATCATTCGTTCCTATCTTAAAGTAAGCCATAATCCACCACCTTTACACTAAATTAAGGCCCAAACTTCCCCGCTGGCGGGTTAGGGCGTTGATACTGTCAATAGAGGCTTCCGCAAAAGTCTTTCCATCTACTTGGAGGATAATAGGCCCGCTGGTTCCCATCTTAGAGGATAGCTTGTCTGCTATCTTATCAAGCCATTGGGTGTTGTTCTCCAACGGAACAATAGCTTCCGCTCCAGCTTCTCCTAATCCTCCCAAACGGCCCCCACCGCTAAAGAGAGTAGGCTTATCAAATACGCCGCCTTTAGCATACCAATCAATAGAGAACTTAGGTACCTTTGGAGGAACTAAACTGAACTCTCCTTGAATTTTTACATGAGGCATTTTTAGCTTTGGTAGGCTCCACTCAAACTTGAAGAAGTCTCTGATCTTATCAATGAATCCTTTCACCTTATCAACCGCCGTTCTAATCGGAGAAAGAATTTTTTCTTTGACGGCTTCAAACTTTTCAGCGACTGCCGTTTTGATCGCTTCCACCCTATCTGTAATTCCTTGCTTTAGGTTAGAGAACCATTCCTTTACGCTTTCAACTGCGCTCTTTATCTTATCTACCATGGCGTTCCATACTTCTACCACTTTGGCCTTTATCTCATCCCAATGCTTAATACACAGAACAATAATGGCAATAACGGCGGCGATAGCTGCCACAATTAGGATATAAGGGGCCAAAGCCACTAAGGTAGCGGCGGCGCTGGCTAATTGGGCTGCTATCAAAGCTCCCAGCGTTGTAACTTCCGCTGCTTCCATAGCTACCTTTACCGCTTGAACGGCATTATAGGCCGCAGTAGCCGTAGCCACTACACCAACGGCAATAGCTACCGCTGTTAGGATTCCTTTTATAGTCTCCCAATTATCAATAACATAAGAAAATACAGTAGTAACAATGTCTTTGACAGTCCCAAGTGCGCTTACTACCTTATCAAAGGCTTCTTGGATTTTTGGATGTTCGGCCAATCCTTCATGAATACCTTCTACCAAGTTAGAAAAGAACTCTCCTATCTTGGGAACCACATTCTCTACTACTTGTCCTACACAACTAATTAGGTTTGCCGTTAGTTCTTTCATGTTGGCGTTTTCATCCATTAGGCCAGTTACCCAATTTGTCCACGCTGCTTTCGCCATGTTCACAGAACCTTGGATTGTAGTAGCTGCCTCCTTGGCCGAAGTGCCAGTAATATCCATTTCAGTCTGAACTACATGGATCGCTTCTACCATGTCGGCGTAGCTGGAAATATCATAATGGATTCCAGAAATGGCTTCCGCATCTGCTAACAGGCGCTCCATTTCCTCTTTCGTGCCACCATAACCCAGCTTCAAATTATCCAACATGGTATAATTCTGCTTCGCAAAGCCTTGGTAGGCATTTTGAATACTTTCCACAGAAGAACCCATCTTATTAGCATTATCGGCCATATCTGTAATAGCCAAATCTGCTACTCTTGCTGCCTCTGCTGTATCTCCCCCTAAGCTCTGTAATAGGCTGGCGCTAAAGGAAGTAGCTAACTCCATATATTGGTTGGCGCTTATCTGCTGATTTTTATAAGCGTTATTAGCATAGTTCATAATGGTAGAACTGCTATCCTTGAATAGCGTCTCAATACCACCTACTAACTGTTCATAATCCCCATAGCTGTCTAACGCCTTCTTTCCCAAAGCAACTAAGGAGGCCCCTACGGCCACGGCTGCCGCCGCCATCGCTTTCGCTATTTTCTTTCCAACTTCCGCAAAGCGTTCCCCCATCTTCTTTATATTGGAAGAAGCGTCTTTGGCGTGCTTGGATACTTGTTCCTTGAAACTCCCCATAGCCTTTTTCGCATCTTCTATGCTTTTCTTTAGTTGGGATATTTCCGCTCTTATAATTACCTTTAGTTCTTCACTCATTTGCTCCTCCCTCTTTGAATTTTTTGTTGAAGGCTTGCGCAAACTGCTTGAAACGCAAGGCGGATAACTCGTCTTGCTGTTTCTGTCTTTCTTCCTCCATCTCTTTAGTATCAAAAATGCTTGGATATACAAGTTCGATTTTGGGATATTCGTTTTCTTTGTTGTATATTCGTGCAACACTATGCCCAATCAGTTCCGCTAATGTGTAATCAAAGTAGGCTCTTTCTTTTTCTTCGGCCAGCTTCACCCGCTTCTTGGAGGCAAATAAGCGCTCCAACTCCGCTACTGTCATATTCCAAAAGTCAAATTCACTGATCCCCCAATCTAACGCATTATCTAACCACTGATAAATGGAGTTCGTAAAAAGAAAGGTGGAAGGGCTTTCCTCCCTTCCACCCTCTATTAGTTTTTTTCAGCTTCTTCTGCCTCTTTATCTGCTGGAATTAGGCCAGAAACCTTATATACCTCAATAATGACTTTGATAAAGTCGGCGGTAGTATGTCCATCTGCTAACCAAGCATCATAAATATCATAGGCATCATTTAGGGTAATGCCATGATTTAGGGGCTGTAGGCTTGCGTTCAGAACGGCCACCATAGTAGTGATAGTAGGAAAGCTATCCCCATCTCCAAAAATAGAAACAGGATTACAGCCAATTTGTTTTTCTAATGCTACTACATTTCTTGTGTTGAGGCGTAGCTTATAGTCTTTATTTCCAGCAGTAAAATCTACATATAGCATAATAAAATCTCTCCTTTTATTTTTAGTAAGAGAGAGGGAGAGGAGAATAACCCTCTCCCTTACTCCCTATATAGGGTAAATCAAGCAATAGATAGTTCGCTATCTGGCTTGATATTTAGCGTGTAAGTAAGAACGGCATTAGTGCCTACTCCATCTAACTTGATGGAAGGAGCGCCAGTAAAGTTATAGGCGGTAGCATCGGGAAGTTCTACCTTCCAGCTAATAGAACCGCTTAGGCCGTTCAAAGTTGTAAACTGCTCCTTGGCATATAGGAACTTGAAAGATAGGCTATCACCGTAATTGATTAGTCCATCTGTATACTTATGCGCAGCATCTGCTAATGTGGTGACTTCAATAGCTTCCTTTTCGCCGCCTAAATCGGGAATTTCCTGTAGGTTTGTTAGTTCGGTAAATTGGGAAGCAGCACCATTCTTATAGGATAGTTTAATACCCTTAGAAAGAACACCAGCCATATATTTTCCTCCTTATAAGTCCTCGAAGGCTAATCCTTCGTAAGTCATAATTTTTTGTATCATACTTGAATCGTTATCAAACATTTCATTACATCCAACTCTTTTGAAACCCAGCGGGCGCAAGGCCGCATCGATCTTCAAGGCATAGGTTTGCAAGTCAGAAACCTTTGTAGCCCATACTTTTACTTGATATTGCAAGCGGCTATATCCGATGGTATCGCCTTCTTCCTGCGCCGCATTGGATAATTCCATATAACTGATACAAGGCGTTTGTAATCCGCTATGTAGTACCATCTCATAATGAACAGGAATACCAAGTTTCAATAGGGCTGCCATTAGCTGTTTATGGTAGTCAACCATCTAAAAGCCCCTCCTTTATCAGTTCAACAATTTTCTCTCGATTCTCATTTAGGGCAGGGCGCATAAAAGGCTGCGGGTGCTGGCCCTTGGTGGTATGCCAGTTCCCTTCTTCGTCTTCATACCGCCACGGCTTAGATCGCCCTCTTTGTTCGGCAAATAGCCCCGTTCCATACTCCACATAAGGCGCATACTCTAACGGAGTAAAAACAGAACCTTCTACTTCGGTATTTTCGCCCTTTACTTCGCTTGTAATAGAACGGCGCAATGCTCCTGTATCTTTAGGGGCCTTCTGCTTTGCCTTTCGTTCGACTAAAGCACAGCCCTTTCCCATTCCGTTTTCTATACCCTTCAAATCATAAATGCTTGTGAGTGTATAGAGAACTTTATCATATCCTTCAAATTCTATCCAAGCCATTAGGAAACCCTCGCCATAAATATCTGGTTCATTCTACCCAAAGGATTCACATACTGAACTTTTAGTTTTTCGGTGCCATATAGAATAACCATCTTGTCCGTAATAGACTTGTCATAGGTTAATCCGATATACTGCGCTCCGCTGTATAATACATTATCTTGAACACTTTGGGATAGAATGTTGATCGCCATGTTTACGGCTCCTTCTGGTGAACCGGAAAGGCTTTCTTGCCCATAATCATCTTGACTGCCATAGCTATAATAAGAATAGGGCTTCATTTGTGCGTTTATCATCCTAAAGCCCCCTTATAGCGTTTTTAATTTTCTCTTTCTATTCAGAACCGCTAAAATGTCGGCGGGGTAGCCATCTACATAGCTTTCAGAAACTCCGCTATAGCTCTGGCTCTCCAGTCCTTCCGTATTCATACGGTTTAGTTTGATAACCGCAATTCGTTCTGCTATCAGTTCTAATGAGCCATCAAGCGCCCTATTACAATAAGTCTCAACTTCATCTATTGCCAATTTCAAAGCAAGTCCAATTTGAGCTTCAGAATAGTTGTCAGCGGAAGGCCCTAATAGAACCTTTACTTCTTCTACCATAGAATTACCTCCATCTTTATTTATGGGAGGGGAGGTTGTCCCTCCCCCCTTATTTCCGCTCAATCAAGCAGTAGCTTCGGTAATTTTACAAGCCTTAGTTGCGTCTGTTAGGGCGCAAACATAGCAATCACGAAGATAGATAGAGTTCTTGCGCTTATCAGCGTCTCTATCCTGTTCAACTTCAACATCCTTCTTCATAAATAGGGTAACGGCCTCGTTCGTCATTACATAAGCCTTGTTGGTTAGGGCTTTGGTAGCAACTACAGGAATACCGCAGATAGTTCCAACTTGGCCGTTATAGACTACCTCGCCTTGGCGTGCAGACTTATAATCCTCATCCTTACGGAGAGAAGCCTTCCAAGTATTGGGGATAACTACAAATACCTTAGCTTCATCCTCTAAGTTTAGTTCGCTAATAGCATCAACAATAACATCATAGTTTAGCTTTCCACCCTTGACGAAGGTAATCCCCTTTACAAGCTCCGCATTACCAGTGCTATTCTTAGTAGCAAGAGCGGAATAAAAATCAGTAGTCATTTTATTAGACATAACAGAGGTAGCGCCCTTGATTCCCATATCAACAATAACATTATCCTTCATAAAGTCCTCGTCCGTATAGTCGAAGGCTTGCTGAACCATCTTTACGGTATAGTCATTACCTACATAGGCAATAGAACCACGGGAAGTATTACCAGCACCAGCGGTAACTTCTTCGGCGGTTCCAGTGTAGGTATAGGTATTGATAGTCTTAGTCATACCAGCAGAAGCGGTTAGGCTATCGTCAATCGTCATCATAGAACGGGCATTGATCGCAGTAGATAGAATATCCTTGGCCTTTGCCTCAATTACTTTGTTTGCGTATACAGTATTAGCCATATAATATAGCCTCCTTATTAGCTAAATAGTTTTTGGAATAGTTCTGGCCGTTCTTGCGCCAGTTGGTTTAGTTCTGCCATAGACATCTTGCGGGCCTTCTCTTTCGTGATTTCCGCAGTAGAAGCACCATTTCCTTTAGGTGTATTATTAGAAAGGCGCTTTTCTACCTCTGCTTTAACTGCCGCCTTGAATAGTCTGTCTAAGGCATCAATATTAGCCTGTGCTTTTTCAATATCATCCGTAATATTGATAATGTCAGCAAACTCGGCGCTCAATCCTCGGCTTGAAAGCACTGATTTTAGTTCGCTTCTATTCTTCTCTACTTGGAATTGGGAAAGCTGCTCTTGTAGCTCTTGAATCTTCATTTGGGCCTCTGCCTCTTTCCGCTGCTGTTCATCCAAAGAAGAAAGAGATAGCTTTTTCTCATATTCCTTCTTTTGCTTTGCCAAGGCTTGGTTCACTCGCTTGTCTGCCTCGCTTTGAAGTAGTTTTAGAACTTCCTCTTGGGTATAGGTTTTAGTCTCTTGCTCCTGATTGTTGCCGGCGCTTTCAGTATCAAGAGTTTCATTTGTAGTGGTGTTTAGTTCATCCATTGTATTTTCTCCTTTTATGATTCTTGGCCAATTAGCCAAGCCCCAATTTACTGAATTGATTGTTCGTTTTGCGACTGAACCCCCAAAGCGTCCATAAAAGAAAGAAGCAGCTTGTTAGCCACTTCTTTCATAAATTCTTATGAAGTTTTAATAGAACTCTTTTCCCTCTTTCCATGCTTTGCGGCACTCATTTAGGGACATAATATTAGCGAGCCCTCCTGCATCTGGGTGTTCTTCTTGAACTACATCATTTAGCCATCCGCATACAGGACAATCTACAAAAGGTTCTTGAAAAATATACTTCCCGCAAACAGGACAAGGGCGCACAGCAGGATTATTATGGTTCCTTTCCATACTTTCTGATCTGCTCCTTCCAATACTCTTCTGGTGTCATTTTACAAATCTTTTCATCTGGTATGTATAATGTTGAAATAGTTCCTTTATCACTCAATATCCCCAAAAGTTGGGTGGTGTGCTGGAACTTGAATAACCAGCCACCTTCACTCACAAAGCCTTCCATATCTTCACCATCAATTTCTTTCTTCAAAAATTCATCTGCCATTTCTTCATACTTCTCCCAAGCCTCATCACCAGTAAGGCCAGTAAGCTCTTCAGCGTGCCTCTGGTGGCTATGGGTTCTCTTAAAGAAGTGGAGTTTGGTTCCACTCTGTTGTAGTTCGTGAACCTTGTCTACCGCCTCTTTCTTGCTCTTGGTAGCAGCCTTTGACTTCATTATAGTAGGTTCTGACTCTGGAGTAAAGAGCTTTCCTTTTACCCCTTCTTTTATGACAGGTAAGGCACAGCACCTACAGCGTGGGTGCGCTGGAATAGGTAAGCTATCATTGATACCAAAGCGCTTACCATCCAGCTTTGCACAAATAGGACAAGTCCTATTGTCGGTATCTGCGTATATCTCTATTTCCTGTATTCCATACTCTTGATAGCGCTGGCGGGCTGCTTGTGTCTGAATGTGTGCCATCTCTGTTCTTACGATGGTATCGGCTCTATTATAGCTGACACCAAATTCATCTTGTAGGAACTTCTTTAGCTGGCTTGTAGTCTTGCCAGTAATCACACATTCCGTTAGTTTATCATTTAGGGCCTGCTGGAGCCTATCAGTATTATTCCAAACTCGTTGGCTCCAGCTCTTCCCATCAGCACACCAAATTTGATTGATAAGCTGGCGTGCGCCTTCCTTACTCATAGAAGAGAATGCCTCTTGGGAAGTTAGCGCCATTGCCTCATAGATACACCAGAATTCTTCTTCAAACTTCTTAGAAAGCTCCGCTATTTGGTTATCCCCAAGGCGCTGAAGTTCTCTCTTTAGTCTCCCTTGTAGCTTCCAATACTTATCAAGTTTATATAAGTCTGCTGGAGTTGGAATTTCTCCTTCTCCCATAGTGGATAATAACTTATCATAGGTGGCTGTAAAGCCATCTAAAACGCTTTTCATAGCCCTTATGTAGTAGGCCCTCAGTTGCTTTTGCGTTTCCTTGATGGATTTATTTGCTTGTTTTTCTTGGGCCTCTTTCATCCGCTTTTGCCAATAATCCAATTCTCATCCCCTCTCATTTATAAAGTAGCATCTTCAAAATCTCTCTCCAAAAAGTTGAAACTTTTATTCGTTGCTAAAATTATAAATTTCCATATTGGTTTCCTTCTGTTCCTTCAGCGCTTCTAACTCCGCTTCTACATCACTTACTTGGGGAATCATAGAAAGCAAAGTCTTTTCGCTTACTACACCTTGCAGGGCCTTCACCATATTTACAGTATCGGTATTGTCAGAAGGAATATTTCTTGTGAAAGTAATTTGAATATCCCTATAAACCTCTTCTCCAAGTTTTAGGGAAGCTACTCCCGCAATGAGTTCAATACGGCGCTGGAGCGCTTTCTTCATATTGCTTTCAATGGCTGCGGCCTTTGTCTCGCATCCAGTAAGGCGGTATCTAATGGCAATACCAGAGGAAACACCACCTACAAAGGTTTCGCTGGAAAAGTCTGGGCATTTGGCGATCCTATAAATGCTGTCGTGAATACGCTTTAGGATATTTTCTACTTGGGTATCTGTGGCGTTCTTGGTAAGCCACTGGGCGCTGGCTCCCTCTGGAAGAACAATAACCCTATTCTCCTTCATGGTTGCTATATCTTCACTATCAGCATCACAGCCAGTAATAGCTAAATAGGCATCACAGAAAGCATCATAATCATCTATTTCTCCGCTTAGTATTTCGTTATAGGCATCTTGGAGAGATAGAACACAATCAAAGATACTGCGCTCGTCCTCATCTAAAGAAAAGATATTGGCGGGGCATTGGTTGAAATAGTGGGGTTCTTCTCCTAAGAAAGTTAGGAAACCGTTTTCGCCGTTCATTTGGTAGTGGCGGATCGTAGCATCAGAATACAAGTCCAATCTATAAGTGTCGCTTTCGTCCCACTCGTTCACCCTATACCAACGCACAAAGTAAAGTAAATCAGAGGAAAGGCTATCGTCATAGATACCAAAGCACTGTAAGGGATTGATTAGCCGAAAGCGAACCTTTCCCTCTGTATCGGTATACATGAGTTCGGCAGCGGTTCCATAAATAAGGGCCATGGTAAGAAAATCGCTATCTTCGTCTTGGTAGTCATTATAGCGCAAGCAGTCCATTACTTCTGAAATATCATTGGGGCCTGTGTAGCTGATATAACCAGGACTGGCAATATAGCCACTGTAGCTTGAAACAATATCAGCGCAGTAATTCGTAATTACCTTATTACAAGGCTTGGACGCATCACTATATGTCTTTTGTAGGATTTTCTGCTTGCCGTCGTAATAGTCCTTATACTTGCGCCGTATAGGGCGTGTGTTCATAAGGAAACTATTCATTATCTTTTGAAGTAGTTTATCAGTCAGTTCTACTTCTCTGCTCAGATAGAACATAAATACCCCCCTCATAAGCCTAAGCTGGCTTTATTGAATGTTTTTAGTTTCTTGTTCGTGTATATGTCGCTGTAAGCATACCTACAGGCATCTATGGCGTGGCTCCATTCGTGGGTAGTGTCCTCTGTCCATTCGCCTGTTTGCTTTGATTTCTTATAGCTGAAATTCTCCAATTCTGTTATGAAGTTCTGGCAAGAAGGATGAACCACTAACAGATTATCTTGGAGGAACATTAGCCCCGCTTTTACGCTGTCCTTGCCCTTGGCGCAAGGAACCGCATTTATTCCTTCTCCTTTGAAGAATTGAATAGAGCGTGGTTCCGCCGCATCTACATAGAGCTTTGTTTTTGATAGGTTCATCTTCTGGATAGCGGTAGCCAACTCTGATAGCTGACACCCACTCTTGTAGAACTCATTAAATACATAGATAGTATGGTGATCCTTGTCATAAAGGCTATCTATAATAGCGCTCTTATCAATCCATCCCAAGTCCATACCAGCCCTATGTTCAAGCCCTTGGGAGGCTAATTCCATTGGGTTGAATTCCTGTTTGCGCCAGTTCGTCAGAACCAAGCCTTCACTATCTATGCCCCATAGGCCATCACAGAAGATACGGGCCTTTGAAGGGTTTCTTGTGTAGAGTTCTTCCAACTCCTTTACATAGGCTTCATTAAGAAATGGATTATCTTTGTAAGTAGAATGGATATAAAGAAATGATTGTGGCGGCGCTACCTCGCAGAAGTCATAAAGCCAATGATTCTTGGAAATAGGATTCCACGCCATCAGTATTTGCTGATTTGGCGTGGAACCTCTTAAACGCAAATTCAGTTGTTCAACAATGTTCTTCGGAACTTCAAAGGCTTCTTCTATGAAGATAGTTCCAATGTTATTTAGGGAAAGCAGCTTCGTTTCTTCATCCAAGCCAGTAAATATGATTTCGCTGCCGTTGGGGAACTTTATGTTGAAGTCGCTTTCCCTAATCTTTACATAGGGGGTTAGTTTCCATTTAGAAAGAATATCTTTGAATAGGGAAAAGCAAGTGTTGCGGATCGTCGTCCCAGTGCGCCGACATACCAAAATTTTTATAGGTTCTCGGCAAGCCCTTATAATTAGCTTTTGCGTTATGAAGTAGGACTTGGCGCTACCAGCACTTCCCATGTAGCACTCCCAGCGGTGGGAATAGTCAGTCAGTAAAGGAAAAAACTTAGGCACGAATTGGGATTTTGGTATATTTAATTCAATTCGTGCCATCTTCTCCTTCCCCTATATTTATCGTGATAGTAGAACTCAAATCCGCCTCTACTTTCTGTGTAGGATTGAAGCCCTCATTCTTTAGAACGAACTCAATCATCTTTTGATTACCGTCTCGACAAAGCGAAATTGCTCCTTCTCTCGCAACATCAACCGCCGCCATCCACCTTTCTTCATTTAGCCTTTTCAGTTCCTCTTGAAACTCGGTAAAATCCTTACCACATCGCCAATTCCAAATAGTTTTAGGAGTAACGCCAACTTCTTCAGCGATTACCTTATAGGTTAGTCCTTTACCGCAAGTTAGGAGTTCAAGAGCCTTTTTCTGTTTTGGGTTTAGTTCCATTTCTGTCTCTCCTTTTGAGTAGTTTTTGCCCGCTAATCTTACATTGAAGATTAGCGGGCAATAGAGTTTATTCTATTTAGTCAATGCTTACCGGCTCACACTCAATCTCATTACCTTCATCATCATAACAACTCACAATGGCTTTACCCGTTGGAAAGAAAAAATCTCTAAACTCTAAATTTTCATTATAACTCCAATCAATATAATCGCCATCTCTTGCTTTCCGTAGAGCCTCTTCTTTGGCATCGGCCTCTACTTCAACGCTAATGAAATTGGTTGCTGCCATAGTCACCACATACTTCTTCATTTTCTTTTTCTGCCTTTCGTTTTTTAGTATAGTTTTCTCTCACTTTCTATATATATTATATGATATTTTTACTAAAATTTCAAATAATCACTTAGCCAATTTGTTCTTTTAGTTTAGTATCATCTTCTTTTCCGCTCATTAGTTCATAAATTGAATAGAGGAAGTCAGCATAATGGTAAGTAGCCTCGTTTATAATAACTTCCTCGCCGTAATTATCCCGTAAGTAGGCCATAGCCTCATTTAGTGTCATAGTAAATTACCTCACTTCATTATTTTCTCAATACCCTAAAAGAAGGAACTTCTTTTAGTTCTCTTAGAGGGACTAATATTCCCTTACTGTCTGCTCCGCATTTAGCGGTTGCGTATTCTCTTTTATTGATAGTGATCCGCAAGTCCTCAAAGGAAAATAGATAGATTTCTCTGTCTGGAGCCGAATAATCACAATAGGCAATAATATCTGCTTCCGAGAAGTAATACCAGCCTTTGCCACCCTTTGAATGGACATTTTCCAGTTCAATATAAAGGTTTCCTGTTTCATATAGGCGGGTATCTGTTTTTACTTCAATAGTGCGAGTTTCACCTGTTCTTGGGTTCGTGACTATAAAATCTATATCCTTGCCCCAATAGTCCTTATCATTTGTTTTATCATCTACCTTGTGGAAACGGCGCGCCCTATGATAAAAGATTTGTTCGCCAGTATTTCCTATATTAGTTGCCATTAGAGTTCCCTCCTATTTTTCTCTTCTATTTCTAAGTAGAGAAATTAGAAAGGAACTCTAAAAATTTGGAACTTTTATTTGCGGCGGTGCCTTCTTTTCCGATGGAACCATAGAGGCGGCGGGCCATCAAAGAATATTTCGAACTATATAATTTGCTTCTTTCTCATTATATCCGAATCTCTTTTCTAAGGTTTCTATTTGATAAGGTTGGGCCAGAGCATAAAAGCAACTAACGATATTATCAATCCAATCATTCTCTTTTACAATGTAGCCATCACTTAGAATTTCTTTTTCAAGATAGGAATAATCGGTTTTGGTTTCTATTGGGGTTTTGAAGGGAACCATTTTACCTTTCATCTCTTCTTCCTCCTTTTTTGGTTGCTCCGTCTCATCGTTAGATGAGGCGGAAGAACTCACTTCGTTAGAAGTGGAGTTCTCTAAAACATTACCATTTTCATTACCATTATCATTTACATTTACATTATCATTAAGGTTTTTCGGTTTTTCGGCTTTTTCCGTTTCCCAACTCTTCCTTATCTTTCTAAGTGTATCTTCATCTATACCATAAAACTTGGCTACTGCTTTCCAAGTTTTTAGCTCTTCTTTCTTTTGTAGCACTTCATCTTTATTGAGGTTCTTTGGAGGCCGCCCGCCCTTACTTCCATTCTCTACTGCTGCGGCATACCTATCTTTTGCTCTTTGGATAGAAGTTGTTGACTGTTCAAAGCCATAAAGCCACACTTCGCTCTCTTCATCTGGAACCACACCATATAAGCCATATTCCATGATCGCTTCAATAAAATCTGTTGCAGCATCTGGCTTCCTCTTCTTCAAAATTTCAAACTGCTTATATACACTTTCATATAAGACAAAACTTTCAGTATTGTTCATTTTCCTTTGTCCTTCTGTCCTTTGTTATTTTGAAATAGAGGGTTCGGGCGGACAGAACCCATTAGGGAAGCCAATTACCTCTTCCTTCGCCCTCTATTTATAAACGAAAAAGAGCTGTGCGGCGTGAGGTAGTGCCGCACAGCTCGCTGGCCTTTTAGCGTTGGTAGGCCACCAAACATATTCAGTTGTAAAAAAATAGGAGGAGGGACGAGTTTTTTCATGGCTACAAAAAACTTTTTTACCCTCTATTTATAAGTAGGCTTGAATTGCTACCTCTCTAAAAAGTTGAATAAATTTTTGAAATTTTAGCTTTTCTTCGCCTTTTCTATATAAATTATACCGCAATTTAGGATTTTTCTCAAATTTCGGATGAACCACCTCACGCAAAAGCTCCGCAACTTTTTGGGGCATAAAACGGCCAAAATCCTAATTTTTTCAATTCTCATAACTTTTTCGGCCTAAAAGTGTTCAAAAACAACCAAAAATATACGTCTAAATAATTTTTTCGCTACTTTTCTATTGACATTTCATCCTAAAATGCTATAATAAAACCATCGAAAGGGTGGCCACCTAAACCGATAAAAAATTTATAATTATTTCAAAGGAGAAAATCAAAATGACTAATCTCAACAAGGAAATTAATCGCTCTTTCGTGTTCAACTTCGCTGCTACTGCTTCTAAGGAAGATGCCGAATGGATTTTGGAGCGTACTCGCTACTGGACTGCTCTGAAAGGTAATGTTCGCTACTTCTCCCCCCTTCGCAAGGAGTTTATTGACAAGTTCTTCCCGCAGGAGAGAAAGGCCCCCAAGAAGAAGCCCACTCTTCTTGAAGAGCTGGAAGCCCTCACTAAGCAGACTGCGTAAGAAGGGGTGCTGACTATGAAACCCAAAGAGCTAAGAGCGAAAGTAGCCTACTACTGCTACTTCACAGGCCATAAAAAAGAATATCTTGCTTATCTCTGCGGTATGAGCCTTTCCACCTTCTACAAAAGGCTGGATGAACCTTCTACCTTCTCTTTGGGTGAACTTTCCAAGTTGTCGAAGGCTCTTGGGCTTACCGATGAAGAAAAGCTCCTGCTGATCGCATAAAAAGAGAACGCCACTTTCTGGATTAGAAGGTGGCGTTCTTTCTTATTTGAATTTATCCATTTGTAGGGCAATAGAGGTGGCGTAGTCCTCTTTATCCTTCTTGAAGGTATGCTGATATACCCTTTGAAGCATATTCTCCGTAGAGTGGCCCATAATCTCTTTTGCGTATCTGTTAGGAATACCAACCCTTACCATTTCAGAGGCGAAGTAGTGGCGCAAGCTATGGAAAGTATATTTGAACCCATACAAAGCCCTCGCTCTGTCATAATGGTTTTCATAAGTCTTGGGGCTGCCTTTGAAGATATATTCCTCTGGTTCTCCAAACTCACCCAAAGCATCAGCTACCACTTGGGGCATTTGTAAGGTTCTTTCGCTCTCTGTCGTCTTTGGAGCCTTTTCAACAAACATATTGTATTCATCTTTTACTCTGGCTCTCCTTACTTGGAGAGTTTTTTGTTTTGTATCTACATCTTTCCATTTCAGCCCTACAATTTCACTCTTTCTCATTCCCATAGTAGCGGCGAACAAACAGTATAAATACATATCTGTGCCTTTTACTTCATTCAAGAAAGCCGAAAGTTCTTCTTCCGTAGGAATCTCAATTTCTGTCTTTCGCTTCTGCGGTAGGTTTACCCCTTCGCCAATATCATAGCCGTTTTCTTTTAGGAGTTTGTTGTAAAAAGCGTGGGCCGATAATACAGTTTTAGGGCTGCGCTCCTTTGCGTAAGTATTGATAGCCTTTTGATACATTTCCTTTGTAAGAATACCAAGGCGAACATTTACAATATCTTGAAAGGCCGTTTTTCTAATCAAACGATAGCCTCTAATCGTAGAAGGGGAGAGAATAGCAGAGCGGTTTTCTATAAAGGCATCTGCTAATTGTCCTAATGTTTTGTTCTCTGGACGCATACCGTCTTTTTTATCCATCAAGAAGGTATTTGCCTTATATTCGGCTTCTTTCTTTGTGGGCGCTGTAAAAGATTTCTGTTTATATTTGCCTTCTTCATCCGTAAAAGAGGCAATACAGCGCCAAGTTCCGCTTGGTAATTTCTTTGCCTTCGCCATTTTCTACCACTCCTTTCTTGGTTCTATGGTAGCATCATCAAGTAGAGAAGTCAATATTTCGTGTCAGAATTTATGTCATAATTCGTTCTTTTTTCTGACACAGCTTTCTATTTTTGTGTTAGATTTTCTCAAAAACGAGAAAAGGATTTTGGTGGTGTAAATCCAGCAAAGCCTTGTGGCACAACGGTTTGCAGGAAAAAGGAAAAGGACTTCAAGATTTCTCTTGAAGTCCTTTTTTGGAGCAGGGTACGGGAATCGAATGTGTCCTAATCAGCCTAATCCCCTACATTTATGCCGTTTTTGTCAGAATTCGTGTCAGAATTTCATCTTATATTCCGCAGAATTTTCTTCAAAGCGGAAATTAGAACTCCCCTTACCACTACTTTTACTGGGTTAGCTCTTCCTTATCCTTTGTAGCTTGCGTTCCAAAGTAAAAGCTAATAACAACTGTAAAAATAGTTAGGAATTGCTCTGACGCCACCTTTCCACCAATGGAAAGATAAGCGAAAACGCCGCAAAGAATCAGAGTAATAATACTCTTTACATTTACCAGCTTTGCTAATTTCTCTTTCATATCCTTTTACCCCCATTTCTTTGAAGGCCCGCTACCATCAAAAACTACGATAGCGGGCCTTCTACTTTTACTTGTGTTCTAATAGTTGGATTCTTGTTTCGTGGTTTTGAACTGTTTCATCCAAATCACTTATATCTTTCTTTTCTTCTGTTATGGTTCTATTCAGTTCTAAAATACTATCCTCCAACTGTGTAAGCGCCTTTGTATTCGCACTTACGATTTTACCGATCGTTATTACAAATCCAGTGAGGGCAACTATACCTAAAAAGATTTCCCAAGTCATATAACCACCCTCCTTACGCTGTCCTATACCACATGTAAACGGCGATATAAGGAGGCATATTTTTATCCGTCCCACTTACACCAGTAGAACCAGTCGTAGTGTTGCGGCTGATATCGAATTCTGCCGGTGCATAGGGGTAATATCTTCCGCTTCCGCTCTGCGATCCCATGTCGCCTATGCTGAACGCCTTCGGACTATTTGTAATAAAACCATAGTACCCACTTTGGTTTGCTGGATTGTGCGTGTGGGCTACGACTACTGCGTCCTTACTACCGCCAGTACTTCCCGCTGGATAAGCGGAACTTGCGCCAAGTAAGAATTGGCCTTGAATCTGCTCCCAAGTTCCTCCAAAAAGGGTTTGGGGGGAAGTTGAATTTATAGAGATATAGACTGCGCCGACTGGATAAATCAAGTCAAAGATATTCGTGCTATTTACCTTTAGCGTTCCATTTATGTTGAAGTCCTCTTTACTCCAATCAAATACAGGTGTAGTCTTTCTAATCTGCTCATCAGAGTTTGCAGTAGCAAGTTTATCTATCGCTCTTACTTGGAACACATAGGTATTTAGGTAGTTCAGCCCACTGATAGAAATATCAGCACTATAAGTATTGCCGCTCTTTGCAGCAGTTGCCGTTGTCCAAGAACTATAAGTGTTTCCTTGAACTTTGTATCTGTATTGGACAGTTAGCGTATTTGCTGCTGCTCCAAAGTTTCCGTTCCAATAGTTCCCGCTTACTTTCAATTTAGCTACACCGCCAGTAGTGGCCGCCACAGCCTCCATAGAACAGGTTAGTTTCACATACTCCACCAGTGTTTTATTGATGGTTTGGGTAGTTGTGTAGCCTCTACTGTCAGTAGCGCTAAAAGTAAAGGAACCGCTTTCTACTGCGTCA